AAAAAAGAGCCAATGAAAAAAGCTCTAGCTGACAAGGGCAAAGCCAAAGACAAAAAGTGAAACAGTACAGTTTCCGTAGCAGGGACTTTGTTCCAGAAGAACAAGTCCCTGATGCTTTTTTAAGCGATAAAGATCTACATGAACTTCAACGTCTAGCTGGTGTGCAACCCAGTGTCGAAAGCATGTCTGGTATTAATATTAGTACCACTGGAATGGAAAAACAGCGATTAGAACGTGAACACAATATCAAACCAGGTACCCCAGACTGGTTCAAACTTTGGTTCAGTCTTCCCTACATGACAGGCGAAAAACCAGTAGACAAATAAAGTCACTGGCTAAGTATCTACATGAGTAAACCGTTAGATTATACCCTAATCAAGAAGCCACATAGTCTAGAAAGTTTCAGCGAACAACAAATTCTAGATTTCATGGCCTGTGCAGATCCGCTAACAGGTCCTGAATATTTTATGAGTCACTTCTTTTATATACAGCATCCTGTCCGGGGGCGTATGCTGTATCAACCTTATGGGTATCAAGAACGATTAATTAAAACATATCATAATTATAGATTCAGTATCAGCCTAATGCCGCGTCAGACTGGCAAGACTACAAGTGCCGCCGGATATCTATTATGGTATGCTATGTTTATTCCTGACAGCACAGTGCTAGTTGCAGCACACAAATATTCAGGTGCACAAGAAATCATGCAGCGTGTTAGGTATGCCTATGAAAGTGTTCCTGATCATATTCGTGCTGGCGTGACCAGTTATAACAAAGGCAGTTTAGAATTTGACAATGGATCACGTATAGTAGCGCAGACCACAACAGAAACAACTGGTCGTGGTATGTCAATATCCTTACTGTATGCTGATGAGTTTGCCTATGTGCGACCTACCATTGCCAAAGAATTCTGGACATCTATATCACCTACACTGAGTACTGGTGGTAAAGCCATTATAACTTCAACTCCAAACAGCGACGAAGACAAGTTTGCAGAATTATGGAAAGGTGCCAACAAGTGCATTGACGAATTTGGTAACCCAACTGAATTGGGCATCAATGGTTTTAGGGCTTATCAAGCACACTGGAATGAGCATCCTGATCGTGACGAAACATGGGCAGCAGAACAACGAGCACAACTTGGTGAAGACCGATTCAGACGTGAAATCGGTTGTGAATTTTTGATTTTTGATGAAACTTTAATTGCAGCCACTACCTTGATTGACATGGAAGGTACCGAACCAATTAAACGTCAAGGTCAAATACGTTGGTATAAAACACCCACAAAGAATAATACATATGTTGTAGCCTTGGATCCTAGTTTAGGCACAGGAGGAGATCCGGCTGCTATACAGGTATTAGAACTACCTAGCTGTGATCAAGTTGCTGAATGGCAGCATAATCGCACTCCTGTGCCCGGGCAGATTAATGTACTTAAAGAAATTTGCAGTTATATTTTTGATGAAATAGGTTCGGAAAACAGTATCTATTATAGTGTAGAAAATAATACCATTGGCGAAGCAGCCCTAATCAGCATCAATGAACTAGGAGAAGAAAACATCCGTGGGTTGTTTATCAGTGAACCACACAAAATAGGTCAAGGGCGTAGATATAGAAAAGGATTTACTACCACAAATAAAAGTAAATTAGCAGCCTGCGCCAAATTAAAAACCATGATCGAAAATAAAAAACTAACTGTAAATAGTAAAAACCTTATCAGTGAGTTAAAAAACTTTGTGGCCAGCTCGGGCAGCTTTGCAGCCAAAATTGGCGAGACCGATGATCTTGTTCTAAGTTTATTGTTAGCAGTAAGGGTCACACAGGTATTACAGAGTTTTGATTCCGAAATTGATAATAAACTCAAGGACACATTTGATGAATTTATTGCACCCATGCCATTCATTATGGCTTAATTGCTAAATACAACTATGAACAACATTGAACACATTGCTGATGAGCTGTTTAATAAAATACGCAGCAGGTTTGATCCTGTTACCATTGGTGACGAAAACGCCAAGCCAACAGATGATCCTGAGCAGGCTAGAATTTTTAATTTTGAATATACCAGCCACGATGGTACACGGCATGGTGAACTAACCTTAAGCATAATTGACAATAAAAGTTTAAAAATTACATTTAACAAAGGCATAGGCAAAGATTTTGATCCTACTCAGGAAAACGAGTGGGAACAATTTTTACGCAGTTTAAGACAATTTGCTAAACGTAATATGATCGCCTTTGATGTAAGAGATATTAATAGAACCAATCTTAAAAAACGAGACTTAGATCAAGAAGCACAAGTGGCCAGCGCATACAAGACCGGGGAATCGCCAGTGGTTGAAAGTGTACAATGGCATGGAACCACACGCACCAGCATACAAGAGTTTGGACCTGCAAGATTAATCATACGCCATAGCGAACGTGTAAACGAGGAACAACCTGGCGCTCGTAGTCGCAAAATTGAAAGTATGTTTGTGGAAACAGATCAAGGCGAACGTTTTCGGATGCCTTACAATAAACTTAGCCTAGGCCGGGCTATGGCACAGCATCTAGCTCACGGTGGTAGGATCTATGATGAAGCTGGTCAGCACATACAGGGTATGGCAGAAGAAATGAATAATCTGGCATTCTTTGTTCGCAGTACTCGTCATCGTCAATTTGAAGATACTGAAACCACTGGTATGGTCGAAAGTGCGGTTGAACGTTATAAATTATTACGCAGTGGATTGCAGCGTATGGGACGCACTCGTGGCTATCACGCATTTGCAGAAGCATTTGCGCCCGAACGCAGTATTGAAGAAGACTACGATATCGATGCACTAAAAGAACGTTTTGTTAAAAAAATGTTTGACGATCGTTTAACTGATGCACTGCCCTATGTTTACCGTGCTTATCAAAATCGAAAAGTAGGCGAAGGAAAATTCATGGACGAGTTCAGTGATTGGACCGACCAAGTTGAAGAAGCTGATGTGCGTGATCCTGACTTTAATAAACTTAAAGACCTCATGTCCAAACCTATTATTGCCGGTGTTGATGGCATAGACGCCCAAAATGCTATAATCTCAGTTATAGACAACGACGAATTAAATGATCTTATAGTTCAGGCCAGTCAAAGTCAAGGGCAGGACGCCGATGTACGTCCAGTCATTGATGATTGGTTTCAAGACAACTTTCCTGAATATGTTAGCATGATGCAACAGGCGGTAACCAGCCCTGTCCCAAACCAGGAAAATAACAATCCACGTACTGTTCAACCACAACGCGAAAGCCTTGACGCTTTAAAACGCTTGGCCGGATTACTATAACTATGTAGTTTATAATGGGCAGATTTTATCTGCCTTTTGCGTTGACAAGCTAAATAATAATGTTATACTGTATCTTGTGTATAGTATATCTAGGCACTTTTGTAAGACCATCTTAATTATAAAGGAAAATTCATCATGGCAACTACACTAGCAGAAATTCGCGCAAAACTAGCAGCAGCCGAGAACCGTGGCTCATCCGGTTCAACAAATGGCGATGGTGGGATTTACCCACACTGGAACATTGAAGAAGGTACCAGCGCCAAAGTAAGATTTCTCCCAGACGCAGATCCCAAAAACAGTTTCTTTTGGGTTGAACGTGCTATGATCAAATTGGAGTTTGCTGGTATCAAAGGACAAGCAGACAGTCGTCCAGTGATCGTTCAAGTACCCTGCATGGAAATGTATGGCAAGGACACCCCCTGTCCTATTCTAGCCGAAGTACGTACCTGGTTCAAGGATCCTAGTCTTGAAGATAAAGGTCGTAAGTATTGGAAGAAAAAATCTTACCTATTTCAAGGTTTTGTTCGCGAGAATCCGCTAAAAGAAGATCGGGTACCAGAAAATCCAATTCGTAGGTTTCTAATTAGCCCACAAATCTTTAACCTTATTAAAGGTAGCTTAATGGACCCTGAGCTAGAGAATCTTCCTACAGATTACGCAAATGGTCTGGACTTTACTATCAGTAAGACCAGCAAGGGTGGCTATGCTGACTACAGCACCAGCAAATGGGCACGTCGTGAGACGGCACTGTCCAGCGCAGACATTGAAGCTATCGACAAGTATGGATTGTTTAACCTTGGCGAGTTCCTACCCAAGAAACCCGGCGAAGTTGAACTCCGAGTAATCAAAGAGATGTTTGAAGCATCAGTTAACGGTGAGGAATATGACGCAGAGCGTTGGGGTCAATACTATAAACCACCAGGTTTAGAAGTTAGCACACCGGCAGCTACAACTGATTCTTCTCCTCCATCGGCGGCTCCTCAGGCCCGCGCCTCAGTCGAGGTTGCAGATGACGAGGATGATGATGTGGCACCTACTGCCCCAGTTAAAACTCCTGCACCGGCAGAAAAAACTTCTAGTCAAAGGGCAGAAGACATTTTGGCAATGATTCGCAATCGCCAAAAGCAATAAGCAGTAACAGGACAAGGGG